TGAACATGACAAAACCAGCATGACAATGTCATGTGACAATGCCTGAGGATTTGTCATGTTGATGTTGTTTTAAGCGTCCCCACGCTCATTCTTGCGCGCTAACGGCTGCAAGGCCAACCACAACGCCAGGGCCAGCGCCGCGCGGATGCTCCAAAGGTTGATCGGTGGAATCTTGGCGCTCATAACCGATCCCCCCAAAGCTCCAGTTGGTTGATGACCCGCTCGGTCGTGCGGCCGATGCTATCCACTCCCCAGGCGACCAGCCCGACCATGCCGGACAGTATCGCGCAGGCGATGTAGATCGACAGCAATCCGAACGCGATCAGAATGGCGACCGGGAAATACACAGCGCGGCTGGCAGTGCGGCTCATACTTGCCCCTCCGCATGATGCCCCCAATAAAATCCGGCCCTGATCAGGCGCTCCTGCCGTTCGAGCTTATCGTTTTCAGTGTGCGTCTGGATGGCCTCCCGGGCGGCCGCCAGAGATTGACGCGCCAGCAGCTCCGTAGCGGCTTTTGATTCCTCTTCTTCGATCAAATAATCCAGGCAATGCCGAGCTTTTTTCAGGTCTATGATGCGATTCACTTCTGGTTTTCTACGGAGCACATATTTGATAACGTCAGCCTCCCATGGATTCAACCCGTATTCTTTGCGTATATCCCACGGCTGAATTTTATGCTTCCGGTAGTGGTCTCCATCCACCTGATTTTCTCGCCATTTTTCGCTCATGAGTGCTCTCCAGTAGGTGTGTCGTGGGTGTTCCTCAGTACCGTCCGCTCGCTGACCCCCAACCGGCGGGCCAGCGTGGCGGCCGTGACGCCACGGTCGCGCTCGGCGCGCACGGCGGTCCAGTCGATACGGGGACGCTTCCGCACATACACGGTCGTCCCCCCGAAACTTTCACGCAGGCTTTCTATCAACATGTCGTCATCTCCAGTTGGAACCATAACGGCGTAGTCGAGCAGGCTTGATGGGTTTGCTGGTGGGGGGTGGCATCGGCGGGACTTCATCGGCTGACGTCTGGTTGTCGGCCTCATCGCCAGGCTCTGGGGTATGGTCAATAGCGGCAATCAAGTCGGGTTGTGCCAGCATGCGTTCCAGTTCCACCCATAGCCGGCCGGGGTCCCGGTGATAGCGTTCCGTCAGCATTTCCAGGCCCCACAAACAGCCGACGGTACAATCCAATACCTCATTGCGGGTGCCTGAGTTGGGTTTTTCCCATTTATGCGTCACGTAACCGCCAGACCGGCGGAGCACGCGCTGTTCGGAGACCAGTTGATCGTAGAATTGCGGCGGCAAGTCCTTGCTGAAATGCATGTAGCCAGGGCCGGGCACGTCTATGTTGAGCCGTCCCCAGAAGGTGTCTTTTGCCGCATCAGTTCCGATAAACCAGAGTTTGCAGCCATGCTTGAGCTTGCTGCCGTTATGGCTTTTGACGTCGACGAGCGTACGCCGGGAGCGGATGGGTTGCCCCTCTTTGGTTTCGCCTTTGGTGGCCCATATCCGTAGTTTTTCACGATATTGACTGCCTGATGTGTAACCGCGACAGTATCGATAGGCTTGGTGTGTGGCGTAACCGGTATCGATCCCGGTGATGGCAATACCCATATCGCCCCCACGGGCATGCGGATACCGATTCAGTAGGTATTCATCCAGAATAGCCCAATCACCGTCATTAAACGGGTTGATTGCTGGGATGACCCGGTAATCAACCACCCAGGATTCCTCTCCACGACCCCAACCCCAGACGACCAGCTCGAACCGGTCTCCCTGGACGTCGACGAACGCGGTCAGCACCAAGGCATCCCGCGGCACGGTGCGTAAAGGGTAGTTTTCGGCTCGTCTAATCAGGGTTTGCGCGTCACCCTTTTCAACTTCCTCTTCCCAACATTCGCCCACAGTGATGTTGTAGAAGGTTTTAAGGAGGGAATCATCGCCCACATTTTTGCGATCGCACGCGGCAATGAACTCGCTGGCGATCTTTGACCACGTGATTTGTGGGCTGTAGGCGCTCCAACCGCGAAAAGCCACATGCTTAGGCTTGGGGATGCTGTCCATGCCATGTCGAAACACGATACGAGGCCCTGACACATCCAGCCAGACGCCGGTATTTTGGTCGATCCAGCGCCCTTTTTTCCACACAGACAGATAGTCCGACTGGGTATAGATGACGCCGCACCCAGGGCATAAATGACCTGCGCTCTCGGGGTCATTCTCGCGCCAGACCAAGCCGCGGTTTTCCTTTTTTTCGGCTTTTCCGTGAAATTCCAGGCTGTGGGCATGACCGCAATGTGGACAGGGGATCTCGTAGGTCAGCACGCAATCAGCCGCGCGGCGCCGTTCGTCAATCTGGCAATTTCTGAGACTTTTAGGTGTGCTGCCGGTGATGATTTTCGGAAAAACAGCGCCCTCGATACGTTTTTCCGCCAGGTTGAAAGGTCGGCCTTCGCCTTCAACGTCTTGCGGAAATTTGGACAGTTCATCCATCCATCCCACAGCTACCGTGATGCGGCGGTATTCCCCGGATGCGGTTCCGCTTTTGATGTGCAGCGCGCCCGTCGTGAACTTTTTCAGTTGGAGGGTATTGGTTTTCGACTTGCGCAGCGCGTTTGGGAATATCGCGTTGATGCAGGGGACATCACGAATAGCAGGATCTAGCTCAACTTTGCAGAATTCCTCGGCATCCGCGCCGGTGGGTTGCCATACCGCTTGGTTGCGCTTCTTGTGTTCCGCAAAATACAGGAGTCCGCACACGAGGATTTTTGTATACCCATAGCGGGCCGACTTCATGACAGTGACCTCGCGCACATCATCGTCTGAAATCACATCCATGATGCCGACCTGATACGGCCAAGGGTCCCAACCGCCTTCAGTCTGCGAACTTTCACGCGACAGGTAAAAGTGGTGACGGCTCCAAGCCGACATCCGCATGGGGGGCTCCACCCGCAACGGTTCCAGGCCTGCATCAATGGCCCTGGCTATGCGAGCAGCCACAATCAGCCGCGGATGTTTATTCTTGCGCTGGGGCGCCATCATCGAAATCGTCGATGTAATCAAACAGCCTGGCGTCTGCGTTCCTCACGGTTTCCTCCCCTACAGACACCAGCAGGTTACGGGCAACATCTAGCTCGGCGCGAATAATGCCAAGCTGTTCAGCATTCAGGTCCGGGTACGCGCTCTTGAGCTTGACCGGTATCTGTTCAAATCGGGCGGCCATTTGCGCAGTCACCTGAGACAGTAATAGAGTCAGGTTTTCGATGGGCGCCCATTCGCCAAGCTCTTTGTGTTTTGCGATGCGTTGACGGAGCTTTTGCTCTTTTGCCAGCCCTGCCCGCTCAGCCGTCAAGTCAGCTGATCTACCCGCCGCAAGTTCCCTGAGATGCTCGCAGTACGCCAACAACCATGACCCCGCCGTGTCACCAAGGATCAATAACCCACGCCTGACCATTCCGGAAACAGCAGGCTCGGATACGCCTATCAAATCAGAGAATTCCCGTTGTGAGCACTGTTTATCCAATAATATCAACAGCTTAACCCCCTATAATCAGCGCAAAAACTAGCCAATTCCCGCGAGTCTGCTGCCCGTATATAAAAAGGCTCAGGAAGGACCCGCCGCATGCTCAGCGCATGCCGATCGGGCATCCTCCGCAACCTCGAACACACCCAAACACTCCCGCCGCGATGGCACCGCATCACTAATGCCATACCGCTCCTGACATATTGGCCTGATATCGCCGATATCCGGCGCCCACGCGACAAACCGCCACGCTCCACATACCCGTACAGCCTGCACCCGATAGCCTGAATCGCTGATTTCCGCATCGCCATCACGCTTCCATTCCATCTCGTGAGTCTTGGTGAGTCTTGGTGAGTCTTGGTGAGTTTGAAATCTCCACAACTCACGAAAAAACCGTTTCTATTACAATCACTTAAACGACCTCGTGAGTCTCGTGAGTCATTTGTGCTAATGCTCGCGCGGAATAAAAAAACAGAATCCAGAAAATTTAATACGCGCGTGCATAGGCTCATTTGACTCACGAGACTCACGAAGCCATCTAAGTTTATGATTCTGTTCATAGTTTCCTGGTGAGTCCTATATAAAACTGACTCACGAAGACTCACGAAGACTCACGAGAGTCTGACTCCACGCGCCATTTCACAGCGCCCTGGTACTTCCCATCCTCGACAAACCGCAGCAGCCCGACACGCCGATTCTTCCGCACGGATAAATAGCCACCCAGCAACCGGCTATTGAGCCCCTTGATATCCCCGCATATGTCATCCAGCACAGACTTGAGCGCCTCCATCTCCTCATTGCCACCGGCTCGATGCGGTAATGCCGGCGGTCCCTGGTTCAGTTCAGTGCACAACGCCTTAGCTGTGATCGATGTGCGCCCCATGAATGCCTGCCAAGCTTCCGTCAGCGCCCCCAGCTTCATCCGCTCCGGGTCCGCTTCCTGCCAGGCCTGCATTGTGTCTATGGGATTGGCAAACCCAGCCCACACTAGACACGACGGCACGAGCGAGGCCCACCGCTCGAACGAACCCAGCCGCACACCCATATCCGGCATGCCGGCATGGATATAGGAATGCATCAGCGTCAACGCCGCCCAGACGATATCGACGCGCATCTGCTGGGCATGCTCCAAACAATCCCGATCGAAGACGCGCTTATGCGGTTGGTCGGTCTGCGGATCGAGATACACCCGCAGCCAGCGCCTAGAATCATCCGCACTCACCACCAGATTATTCCCAGCGATGATCCATTGATTATCGATAGGCCGAACTTCCGCCATCTTCGACACGCCCTTGACGCGCGCCCGGTAGGTCTCCGACGTAATCAGCCCCCGCAACGTGCTGGAGTGGAGCTGCCGTTGTACCTCATCGATGAACATCAAACCCGACCCATCCAACATCGCCGCGAACAGCATATCTTCTAGCTTTCCCTCGTCCGCCTGACCGCGCCGATCGCACGGCATCGTCATCAGCGGCGCCCGGCGCCCACACTTCACGATGGACACCACATCCACAAACTTACCCTTGGATGATCCCCAGATCGGCGCCGTGACCACCGTCCCCGGCGCCGCGCCACACTCGGTCTTCACCAACGCGGTGAGCACCGCCGCGACCATGGCCGAATAATCCTCGGGGGTTGCGGGGCTGAAGCGCTTCGGCCCCCAAAACAAATCGCGGAAAATCTGGGACGCCTCTTCGATAGCCTCGTCTGATGTGGGATTGATCGTACTGCCAGGCTTACGCTTCGGCGGTAATCTCCACTTCACATCAGAGGCCATTAGCAGCCCGGATTCCGCGTGATACCCCGGCTTGCTCAAAATCCGGCCATTCCGGAACAGTACGGGCGACTCGACGATCTCCCGCAAATTCGGCGCCCACCAGTCCGACGGGGACCAGGAGCAATACGACTCCGGATAATCCTTAGGCAGGTTGACCGCATGGCGGACAAACTCCGTACCGCCATCCTGCTTGACTTTCTTGACTGACACAAACTTGCAGGCCCGCATCATCCGCGCCCTCAACCATGCTGGTGACACCGGCTCCAGGGTCGTCACGCCCTCGATCGGCTCCCCCTGGCTGCCCATTTGGGTGCGCTCCGTGATCCGCGTCAGAATGCCGCCGCGCACGTAATAGGGCGCCGTGGTATCGGCGAACAGCACGCGCTCCGCTTCCTGCATCGCCCCAATCAGCCGGTCCCCGCCGACCACCACCTCGGGCCGCTCGTCCGGGTCCGTAAAACTGGGCGGAGGCACGCACGCCGCACCCCCTCTCAACTCCTCGAATCCCGCCACACTCACGGCCGTCACCACCGTGGGCAACACCGTGACCGGTCGCGGCATCGAGTTGCGCCGCTTCTCTTCCGGGTCCGTCAGCCCTTTCGCAAACGCATCCTGAAACGCCTTGCGCTCATGCTCGACATTCAGCCCGCTGACCACGCCGGACGTATCACAGGGCCGCATCAGCTCCGCGAAAATCCGCAGCGCCTCGTCACACACCTCGGCCGGCAAACCCCGATGCGCGCATTCCCGGCCCAACCACAACACCATCGCATGGCGGCCTAGTGTTGGCATCTCATGGGTACGCTTCGCCGCCTTGGAGGCCAACTCCGACACCAACGCCTGGACCGCCGCCGGCACCGTCGTGAGGCTCAACGGTTCGCCCGAACTCACACCCGCCTGGGGTTGCGGGGCGACGAGCGGCGGAAACGCACTCAAAATGGCCTCGGCCGAATACGGCGGCGACGAATCCAGGGTTACAATCCGCACCTGGAACGGTTGCCCCGGGTCCTTCAGATGCCAGAAGCCCGGCAACCGCAGCACCCGCGCCAAATCCCTGGCATTCGGATCAGAGCCCCAATCCCGCACCATCCGCGCCATCACGCCCGCGAAATCCTCGCGACTCAAACCCTCAACCAGCCAATAGACGTGATGCTTGCCTGGGCTCGACTCGATGACCGCCGATGGCTCCAATGGCCACGCCTCGGGCAGCCCGTGATCGCTTTCCGCCCACACCGCCCGCACCCGGGTGATATTCGCCAGCTTGCGGCCTTGGCCATCGGTCTCATTGATGGTCACGAATACGCCCGCACCCGCCGCATTGCCGCGCGTCAGCGTGCTCCAATGTGTCTCCAGTGATCCATGCCGAATGTGCGCCATCAACCCATCTTTGCGGGTTTTCAGGTCGTCAAACAATTGGAAGGTGAAGCCCTCCGCCTCACTATCCAGCCAGCTTAAAAACCGCTCGGCTTCGGCAAAATCGGGTAAAAAATCAGTCTGGACCGCCGCCATCATTGCAGCACCCTACGCAGTAGCGTGGTATCATGTCGCATCGTCTTTATCTCGTAGTCAGTTAAAGATGAAGAAAGCCCAGCGCGGAGCCACCCGCCTGGGCTTTCGTGTATTCAGAAGGGTATGTCGTCATCGAACGGCGCCGGATCATGAGCCATGGCCGGTTGAGCCTTCGCCGGCGCCGCCCGCGGCGATCTTGGCGCGGCCGGCGCGCTGGAAGCCTCCTTCTCCCGCTGCCGGGGCGTAAACTCCAGCGACTGAATCGTCGCCGCCAGTTTCGTACCGGGCGACCCATCCCGCCGGGTGAACGACTCCAACCGCACATCCCGCAGGGACACCGTCAACACGGTCCACTTGTTCAAATGCGCTTGCAACTTGATCGCCTGCTCGCCCCACAACGTCGCGGCGATCCACTGCGTTGCCCGCTTGCCCTCGTTATCCCGTTGTCCGTACTCATACGCCAGCGACAGCGCCGCCACGGCCGTACCGTTCGCTGTCTGCCGCACTTCGCTATCGCGGCCCAGGCGGGCCACACCGGTCAAAAACATAAGCCCCCCCTAAAACCGCATCGGCATGACCACATGGGCCACGCTAGAATTCTCGGGATCCCGCAACACAGCGGAATTGCCCTGGGCCGTTACCGCCAGTTCCACCGTTTCCGCGTCCAGGTGGCACAGCGCGTCCTCCAGGTAGGACCAGTTGAACCCCAACGCGGTCGGTGCGCCGGACAGCTCGCCCGGCACAAAATCCTCGGAACTATCCCCGGCGTCCACCCCGCCCCGGAGCGCCACGCCATCGGCCCGCAGCTCCACCGCAATGGCGCCGGCCTCATTGGCCATCAGCCCAACCCGGCGCAGCGCCGCAATGAATGGCTCACGCTCCAGGCGCATGACGATAGGTAAATCCTGCGGGAATACCCGCCGCCAATCGGGAAACCGGCCCTCGATCAACTTGGTGGAAAACGTAGCCGCCTCCATACCGAACTCCGCCGCGTTGGCGGCATAGCGAAACGCCACATCCCCGCCCGATGGCAACAGCTTGGCCAGCTCCAGGACGGCCTTGCGCGGCAGGATCACGGAGACCGGGCTCCAATCCGGCTCACCCTCGAACGCCGCGGTAGACAGCCGATGCCCATCCGACGCGACCACGCGCCCCCCGTCGGCATCCAGCGTCAACAGCAGCCCGTTCAGGTAATGCCGCACGTCCGCCCTCGCCATCGCGTGACTGACGGCCGCAATCGCCCGGGCCAGCTTCGCCGCGCCGATCGTCACCGCCGGCCCATACGCTGACGCCGTAAACGCGGGGTAATTCTCCGCCGGCAGCGTCTGAATCCTGAACCGCGCCCGACCCGCCGACAGAAGCATCCGATCCTCGTCAACCTTGGCCCTCACATCGACATCCGGCAGCGTCCGCACGATGCCCAATAGACGCTCAAGGGGCACAGTAATCGCCCCTGGCACAGCGCCCTGCACCGTGCGGCTCGTCTGAATCTGAGACTCCAAATCCGTGCCGGTGAGGGTCAGCCGGTCACCGGCCAGCGACAGCAACACATTTGCCAAAATCGGCAATGTCGCCCGCCGTTCAACCGTACCCTTCAGCGCCCCCAGGGCCGCGCCCAATACATCAGCCGGTAAGGTGAACTCCATCAGCGTCCACGATCCGCACTCTGCGGGCCTTGCTTGCATAGGTGCCTGGCCTGACCATACAGCCAATCCTCCAGAGCGACCCGGATCAGCTCCGAGACCGCGCGGTCCTGCTGAGCGGCTAAATCCTGCAAATCGCGTTTCAGCGACTCCGACATGTGAACCCGAATGGATTCGGTAATTTTTTCGTGATCCATGACCGTGACCTCAGACGTTAAGTCCCGCCCAGGCGACCCGGGCGGGCAAGGAGAGATGCAATGACTGGGCTCCGTTGTTTGCATGAGCACGGGACACGGCGGCCTGGTCCCTGGAATAAAAAAGCCCGCACTGGAGCATGGCTCGACAGCGCGGGCAGGTTGGGTAGAGGGACGCCCCCGGTAGGATCCAGCGCCGGGGAGGTCAGGCCCGGGGTGATGGCTGGCGTGGGGGCGAGGGTGACCATGGGATCAGGCGGCGTCGGACTTGGTGCCGCGAATGACGTGCCAGGGGACATCGGACCGAAGCCTTTCAACGAGGACTCCGGTTTCGTCTTCGATGCGGATGGCCTGCATGATCGGCACTCGACGCACGCCGACGATCCACTGGTGAACGGTCGGAACGCTGACACGCAGCCGCTTAGCCAGCGCCGTAATACCGCCAACCTTATTGGCTGCCTCTCGAACTGGATTGGGTGATGAATGACTCATGCATACATTGTTAGGCTTAGCCTACTGACTTGTCAATAGGAATTGCCTTAGCCACTTCGTCGAGAGGATGATTAGGCTATGCTTAAAGGTAAGCAGCTCGGCGACGCAATCAAGCGCGCCATTGAATTAAAGATTGCGAGCGGCGCGGTACGCTCAAAATCCGAGATAGCCCGCCATTTCGGCATACAGCCGCCATCCATTCATGACTGGATCAATAAGGGATCGATTAGCAAAGATAAGCTGACTGAGTTATGGCGGTATTTTTCCGATGTGGTGGGAATGGAGCATTGGGGCATCACCGGAGATGAATGATCGACATACCATCTCAAAGCCCGTAGGCTGGGTTTCCGCGATGCTCCAACCCAGCCTACAGCCCTCATTTTAGCCCCATCCATGGGGTTTTTTTCTGCGCGAAAATTATTAGGCTTAGCCTATTGACAGATAGGTAGGCTTAGCCTAATCTTCTTCCCAACGCCCCGCCGCTGCCCAGGTCAGCCAAGGACGACAAGGGCCTGTAGTGTCCAAGCGACAAACCCGCACGACTAGAACGAAGGACGGGGGCGTACCACAACACATACACGAGAACCGCCATGCCAATAAGACCATTCATCGACACCCTCCGCCACGTCGAAGGCGGGCAGCTCCTGGACGAGCTGGCCGAACAGCAACAGGCCATCATCCAGGCCGTTCAGCACACCCACAAAAAAGGCGTGCTGACCATCACGCTCAATTACACCCCGGAAGGAGCCGGCGCCCAGGTCTCCATCGAGGCCGACATCAAGGCCAAGACCCCCATGCTGTCGGGGTACATCCTGACCCAATTCGAACATCTCAGGTACATGGAAGCCGAGGAGGAATCCTAATGCGCGCCGTAACCATCGACCAGGCCCGCCAACTCCGCCGCCGCATCGCGGCCCGATCCGAAATGGCCTGGGAAATCGCCTCCCTATCCGCCACGGCCTGCTACCTAATGGGCCGCCCCGCCATCGCCCAGCGCGCGGCGGCGGTCGTCATGCACGATAGGGTCCTGCGCGACTTGCACCGTCCACCCACAGGAAATTCCCCATGATCTACATAGCCCTCGGCGTCCTGGCCCTATTCCTGATCGGCATCGTCAGGTCCGCCTGGACACAACTGGCCCGTGAACTCGATGCTGTATTCCAGACCTACACTCATGATCCCCGCGACGATCCAGATGCCGAGATCCACGGCGACGTTCCCAGCATCCGCCGTCATGACTGAACGGCGCAACCAGCTCGTAGCTCGTAGGCTGGGTCGGGGCACGAAACCCAGCGAATCGCCAGCTGTCAGCTCGCGGACCGTTATTCAGCCGCGATTTGTTCGATATCATGCAGGACGAATTGGGTTATTGGAGTCGGGCAGTTCGGAGAAGTCCTCTCGCTGGTGGCACGGCTGCCGCTGGCCGGCGAAGCCGCGCCCGATCCGGAGCAGTCCGCACCCTCCGCCCTCGTCCCCAGCACCCGCCTGCTCCTCGTCCTGGAACACGGCCAGGTCGTGTCGAGCCAGCCGGTCCCCGAGAACGCCTGCGTCATCGACCCCAACAGCCAGACGGCCATGGCCACCCTGTTCCGGGAATACGTCCCCGGCGAACTCCTGGCTGACATCATGACCATCTGCGTCAGCCGGCTGGCGTACATGGCCGGAAAGGCCCAGGCGCGGCAAGCGGCGTGAAAGCCAGAACCGTAGGCTGTGTTGGAGCTTGCGGAAACCCAGATGGTCCCATGGATTTATGGACTGTGAATGACGGCCTACTACAACGAACACGACCCGTATGCCGCTCAATGGCTGCGGAACCTGATAACAGCAGGGCACATCGCACCCGGCGACGTTGACGAAAGGAGCATCGAGGATGTTTTACCCTCCGACCTCGCCGGATACACACAGTGTCATTTCTTCGCCGGAATTGGAGGGTGGAGCTACGCCATGCGCCTCGCAGGCTGGCCCGATGACCGACCTGTTTGGACTGGAAGTTGCCCATGCCATCCGTTTAGCGTCGCGGGCGCCCAGCGTGGCAGCGCAGATGATCGCCACCTATGGCCTACGTTCTTCAACCTCATCCGCGAGTGCCGCCCTGCAAGCGTATTTGGCGAGCAGGTTGCCGGAGCTGCTGGACTCGCGTGGCTCGATCATGTTTGCGCTGACATGGAAGACGCAGGCTACGCCGCAGCGGCGGCAGATCTGTGCGGTGCGAGCGTCGGCGCACCGCACATCAGGCAGAGGCTTTACTGGGTGGGCTTCGCCGAAGAGTCGCGATCACAAGAGCGAGCAGGGCCGCGAGCGAGCAGAGAAGTACCGGCGCGCGGACCTGAGCAAGCAAGTCCTTGGGGCAACGTCGAGTGGATCGCATGCAGCGACGGAAAAGCCAGGCCAACTCAACCCGGACTTTTCCCGCTGGCTCATGGGGTACGGAACCGAGTGGGACGACTGCGCGCCTACGGGAACGCGATCATCCCGCAAGTCGCGGAAGCGTTCATCCGGGCGTTCGATGAAAGACTGTAGCCGTAAGCCGTGAGAAATGATGAGAGTTGACATGAGAACTGCACCGGACTATCGTGCTCTTGCCGCTGTCAATCCAGCGGTCGGGCTTGGTCGCTCGGTTAGGAGGCGCAATCAGCCGCGCCACGTTCTCACGTCGCGGCTTTTTTGCGTGCATGGCATCGCCTATGGGCGGGCCGTGCGGGAGGGCGCAAGCCCTGCCGGTGACTCCTACCGGTCGACCAACCCGCACGGTTCCGCTCACCCTCTTGGTCGGGGATCCGATCTGGCGGAGCGGTTGTGGTAATACGCCTACCCGATCAACTCCTTCACCTCAAACGCGCCGGCATAGCGCAGCGGGTCCGGATTCTCGATGGGATTCAGGCTGCGCAACCGTCCCATGAATGACACGCGCTCGCCCAGATTGGGGTCGGTATGGCTCATGACGAACAACAGCGGTTCCGTGATGCCCAGGTCGCGGATCATGGCCAGGCCGTGGGCGGCCCACTCATCAGTCAGCATATAATCCAGGCCGAACCGTAATGCGCGGTATTTGGGACGCCGGTCGAAGTAATCGACGCCGCCGATGGAGGTCTCAATAATACTTGGGTCCTCGTAGGCTAATGACCATGCGTAACTAGGGGCGTTGACCGGGGACCACGCGGCTCCGATCCATAGGTTGGCCAATTCGATGAAGCCGTTCTCGGCATAGCCGTCTGGGTCGGATAGCGTTACGCGCCAGTAGCGGCATGTCGCAAGGCCAACCGGGTCGGCAATAAAGGCTAGGCCAGGATATTTCGCGGCCTCGGCGGATGATGACAGGGTACGCGCGGGAACCTCTCGGTCAACCAAAGGATTAGAGAAGTCGGGGCTCGCGGACCCGATTACGCCTATCGTCGCTGATATGGACAAATTGTGACCGACGATAGCCACACAAGCTACAGGCGTCAGGTAATAGCCTGTTCCCAAATCTATATCGAAGACTGCATCTGGGTCCTCGGTTCCGCTCCAGCGGGCGCGCTCAATCAGTCGCGGAGATTTAAGGTAGTTTAGGTTAGTCCAATGCTCGCTACCTGATAATGTAGCTCCACTGGCTATGTTTGGGAAACAGAATAGCATAAGGGCTACCCAAATAATGTGAGGTCGGCGCGGCCGAGGCGGCAATCAGTTTGAATGCCGACGATGCGGAACAAACGCCCGGAGGACAGGCCGAAGCGATCTGTCCGCACGATCACCACGGCATCGAGATCTATGCCGGACAATAGCGCATCGCCCGCGCCGACGCGCGCGGTAAATATATCGCGGTCTGGCGAATACAGGTCCGCCAGGCGGATGGCGATGGCGCGGGCTTGGTCCCGGGAGACGCCGTAGCCATCGATTTGCACCGGCTTCGCGGCGGGATGAACGATGCGCCGTTCGGGCCGGTCCTCGACGGCCTGCCGCCATTCCTCGGCCAGCCAAGCCCGGCGCTCGGCCGGCGCGGCCTCGAACGGGTCCTTGATGACTGTCCAGTTTTTATCGTGCCTCACCGTTACCGTGGGTGCGGGCTCTGGGTTTGTGGCCCGCTCCAGGCTGATGATTTCAGCATCGCCGAGTGACGCCGATGGCTCGCCGGACGGCAACGCCAACAGTCCCATGCGCAGCCGGCCCAGCGCATCGGAGCCGAACCATGCTCCCAGGCCGGCGGCGATCCGCGTCATGACCTCCAGCGTCGAGATATTATCATCGGCATAATAGCCGGGCTGGTACTGATGCGGCGCGGTATCCAATGCCGCGACATCGGCGTCGACGATATCGGCCGCCGGCCAGCCGGCCCGGATGGCCATCTCCTTGAGCAGCGCCCCGGCGGTGGTGGACCACGCGAACGGGGCGTCCAGAGCGACATTGACGTAGGCCGTCAGCGCCCCTTGCGGGTTGCCCCAGATCCTGAACATACCCGCCGGCGGGTAGCAGCGAAATTCTCCTGAGGCTGGCGGGGTGGCCAGCAGGTCGCTCATGGCTGCGTAATCCGCGCCCTTGGTTATGGGCACGCCACCGTCATGAACGGAAATCGATGTCTTTCCACTCTGAACCAGTAGTGCGCCGTCATGTACCTGATAGATCAGCCGCGCCTCGTCAACCAGTACCGGCGAGATATTGCGGGCATCGCAGACAACAATGGGTTTGCGCCGGTCCTTTAGATCAGGGCCGCCTTCCGTGGAGCCGTTCCCCAGATAGGTATGTTTCGAGAGTGGCTTATCCAGGGTTTGCAACCTGTCCTTGAGCCGGATGGTTAGGCGTGTGCGGGTCATCTCAGCGGACGCCATCGACGCCCTGAGTACAGTTGTTGCACTAGCTAGTGATGCTCCAGACTGTACCAGTTTGAGCACGTAGGCCAAGCCATCGAATGAGCAGCCGGATAGTCCGTCAAGATCGCCGTCATGCAAAATCTCGACTAACCCGTAACTATTTGTGGCCGCACCGCCGTCAAGGGGTAGCTCCCTCTTTAGCAGTCCAGGTTGCAGCAGGCGCGGGGGATAGGGCATCCATGACGGTGAATGACTGGTATAGGTTTCTGTAGCCGCCCTGAGGATTCTGGTTACTAGACCGGAGGTCTTGACATAATCGGTTGGGTCACCCAGCGCCAGCATTGCGCCCCAGACATATAATTTACCACCGGCGCTGGTTGAGGCCACTGGATAGACATTCAGCAGCCGGCATGAGGCCGATGTCGTGAAAGTATATGTAACTCTGGTCCACGTGTTGACATTGATTCCGGCCAGGGACATCGGACCGCCACCAATGTGTGTCGAATTGACCGGATCAAATAATGAGAATGTTTCGCCCGAGGAATCCTGCCGTTTCACATATACCGAGAACGTGTATTGAGTGTTCGGCAACACGGACACGGCCTGATATAGCCCGACTACCCCGGTCGCGGCTCCGAAATCGAGCCGGTCCGCAGTAACTAGGGTGTCAGGGGCGGTGGCGGCATTGGCGGTGACCGTGACCGGATACTCGGGCGTGCGGCTGCGCCAGATTTGATCCTGCGTGAAATCCTCAGACCAATACAGGAGATTTTCACTAACATCTGACGGATCGTGGTATTCGATTTCCGCCAGGTAGATGTCCGCCATAACGGGTTACGAGATATCGGGCTCGGGCGGTATTGGCGGTGCGGGCTGTAACTGCCGCGCCGCCTGCGCCTGAAACACTTGGATCAGCTGGGCTACTTCGCCGTAAGGACGCCCCGCTAGGGCATTGAGAATAATTTGGGCTTCGGCTTCGGTAAATTCAAAGT